TGGTGAACCCAAATTGAAGAATGCAACAGCATCATCAATGGTTTTCGGGAGGGATAGACCTAGAACAATTGTCCGGATTTGGGCTGAAAGTTTACCGAGCGGTTTGTTTAATTCCGCTAGGTTTCTTCATCCAAACCCGAAAGCTTTAAGAAGCTCGGATAGTGTAAGTTGGTATCTAATACCAAATTGCACCAGAGCAGGGAGCAGACTTTGTGCTGCCGCCATCTCTTTCATGGGGACTGGACTGATATCAGTTCAAACTCCATCTGGAGCAATGTATATTGTTCGTTTTGCGAACTCTAGACATCGTCCAGTATCTGAAAGTAATGACTTATAGAGGTTAACCTCCATTCCCATCTCTTTCAAGAGTTGCAGATAAGAATCCGCAACCCTTTTATCCGCAATCACTAAGTCATCCCCTAGGACGGCATACTCTGTGAACCAAGTTCCCAGAGGTACCGCCCCAGCCCGAATGGCTGCGATTTGCACCAGTAGGTGATGAGTAAGCGCTAGCATGGCCCATGAGCTATAAGCACCCATAGGCTGGCCAGTGGAGTATTTGTAATTACCATGGTACTTACTATACCCCAGTTGGTGGAATCCATAGGATCTCCCAACCAACAGCTCAGCTCAAGCCGCTGCAAACTCTTCAGAAACAAGGTACGTAAGTACCATAATCTGAAGCCGCAGAGGTAGTCTATCGGTTGCTGCCGTCAAATCAATGGAATACAATTCCTTTGGTTTTCGGGATAGCAACGCCTTCAGAGGAGCATCCTGCTCAAAAGTTCCGTCCTGCGGGATGGATCTTAAGCACGTAAAGATGAATCGATGTAGGGGATACAGGGCCCATTGGGTCCAGGCATCCACCATAGCAAAGATCCGAACTTTACCAGCAGGTTCCTCTTTAGCATGAAGTTTTCCTAATGCTCCGGTTTGACCGGTTAGCATTAAGCCTTTATCTTCGGCTAAATTAATTAACTGAAGAAGAGGTCCATGATTCACATCATGGAGGATCTTCATGAACGCAGTCCACAATTGTGGTCTATTCCGTAGGGCCAGTAGAGATTTATAAAGATTGTGAGGGTGAGTCGAATAATTCGATGCACCGAACACAGGTTCTTTAATCATCCCTGGTGAGGCTTTCCAGATTATGAAAAGGGGTTTCCCCCCTTCCATACTCTCGAGCGCATTTCTGCGTTTCAAGAATAAATCCAAAATCGATGGAAGCATTGGCGCCACCGAGTCAAAGACAGACACGTCTCCCGAGAAAGGAGCAGTGATGGTCGAGAGGTTTGGTGTTCCGGGAAATTTAATTTCTCGATACACATTAAGTATACATGAAACCAATTTCATGGTTCTAGTATTACCTCTTCGAATCTCGTATCTGAATGTTCTAGGAATAATACGGGGTAAACCCGAATTGTTCCGAGAAACTCTAAGTTTTGCAACTTTCCCAGTATCGTGGGTCAGATGACCCCCGAGGGACTGCTGAAAGAGAACAAAACACCCTTTCAGGTATAGAGTCAGGCCTTTAAGGCCTGATCTGTTTCTTATGTACACCAATAGGTTCACCATTAGAAACACCCCAAGCACTTTACTTTTTCGGAGGACAACTCTGCACGGCGAAGCCATCGCTTTGATGACTTTCGCTAGCAGAGGTCGAGCTTTTACACTCAACATGGCATTAACGTTCCCAGCAATAGCTGTCGGTAGTCTACCGAAGTGATTAAAGATATTAATTTTAAAATTATTCATTTTTGATCACTTAGTCACGGTATTAAACTGGTTCTGCAATATCCTTATGGGGGGTCATTGAGGTCACATCGTCCTGGTCTCCAGACGAGTCACTCTATCCGACCCACTTAGGAATATTATCTTGCGCCTTCCAGCAGGTTGGGTCCGCCTTTTGGGCGGCCTGCCTTCCGGTATAACCGCAAGAGCTGCAGGATACAGCCGGTACGCAGCGCCGAGCGATTTCTTTCAGAAGAGAGATATCTTATGCTTATGTTTCGTCGTCGACAAGTCGACTTCAACAAGTCACACGTCCTCTAACCGAAATGCAAAAGATGCACTTCAGAAGAACATCCTACTCGAGAACAGCTGCCGCTATACCGTCTCCTTTCGAAGCCGATGGCAATTGCCTGAGGCAGAGTAAAGGATACTCTGGTTAAACTTCGGTTTTCCTCCCTGGGATGGGAGGAGCCGCAGCCAGTAAGTAGAATACTTGGAATTGCTTCCATGTAGAATTTCTTAAGTTTGTAATAACTTATCCTTTCTGGTTCTTACTCCTAACGGAGTACAGAAAGTCGTCAGTACATCACAGCTTAAGTACTACGCCGATTTCCGGTCTCATCTGTAATTATTTCTAATTAGTCAATAAAACCAAAA